AAAGCAGATGTAGCAGCACCAACAGAACCAGTAACCCAAGTTTTCATTCTTCTGTCATCAGTTTGTGAAGCTCTATATCTTACGTGTAAGAAAGGTCTCTTCATACTTGCACCAACAGTTTGGTCATAAACTGAAGAAGTACCAGCAGGAATTATAACACCTCTAAGCGCGTTAGATCCAGCAGCAGTATTAATACCACCTCTAGTAGACTTGTCGTTTAAGTATCTGAAATCAGACTTGTAGAAGTCATAAGAACCTCTTCTGAAACCAGAGAAACCTAAGTTTAATGCCATATCTTCAGAGTTGTTGAATACACCGTATGATGTACCACCAGCACCGTAAGAATTCATTGAAGCTAACATATCGTCCATTGCAAGAGACGTAGCTCTGTTAATAAACATCATGTTTTCTTCAATAGCACCTTGCTTATCAAATTCTGCTAATATAGCGTCAAACTCAGCTAAATCAGTAGCAGCGTTAACACCAGTAATACCAGAAGTTAAGTTACCTCTTGATTCGATAGCATCGAATAGTCCTTGAGTACCATGAACAGCACCGCTATAAGTAGCACTTTCACCCTCTAAGTAATCATCAACTAAATCATCAGCAGCAATTTCAGTACCAGCATAAGCGTCACTTGCGTCACCACCCATTTTTGATTCTAGCATTGCCATTTCAATATAGTCGTTAAATCGAGATCTAGTATCAGCTTCAGCTTTTAAATACCATAAGTAACCTGATTGTCCATTTTCAGAAGAAACTTCTACCCAACCAATTTTAGAAGCGTCAGAACCTGAAACTTCGTAGTAATCTTTCATAATAATAGGCTTATTAGTAAAAGATTTAAATTGTGGAGTATTAGCTTGTCTAGTAGTTGAACCTTGGTAGTTATCACCTTTTCTAAACTCAGAACCATAAACTAATACAGTAACAGAGTTAGTACCTTGACTGTTAGTAAATCCAGCAGCATTTAAAGTAGCCGCGCCGTAAGGAGCAACTTCAATAACGTAAGAAGTTCCAACATTAGTTTTAGTAACTATTGCTTTAGTAACAGCTTCAGATGAAGCAACGATAACTAAATCATTAACTCTAATACCGTGGTTGTTATTTGCTAAGTCAGTACCATCGATGTCTTTTGCTAGTGTAATTTGACCACCAGCCACTGTACCAGCGTCACCGTCAGTAATTTCTCCAGTGTATGATAAGTGTAGTCTTCCTTGTTCAGACCAAACGACTTGATCAGCCGTCATAGCCTCTTCAGCCCCAACTTGATTTAAGAAACCAGAAATTGTACGTGGTCCGTATATTTCAGCTTCTTTTTCCATTAGGTCTGGTACATATTGTTGCGCCCATCCAGCTCCAGCTGTAGACGCAAGATCTAAATAGTTATCTGAAAGTGTTTGCTTCGTAACCGAAGGAACACTATTCAATAAACCTCCTGCAGTAATTGCCATAATTTATTTTTTTTAAATTGTTATTTTCTATTGTTTTTTATTTTAAACTTAAAATCAGAAGTAGTATCACCTAAAACTTTTACTTTCATTCCACCAGCCTTTACTTCACCAAAAGATTGTCTTGGGTCCATATTAATGTTTTTAGACTTAGTAATGCTTTGTTTTAAAGCGTCAGCTTTGCCTTGCTCGTAAAAATGTTTAGCAACAGCGTCAGAATTCATAGCCGTAAATAATGATTTATGATAACCTTCAGCATCAGTTAAAGTAGAATTTTTATCAACAAACTTTGCCATAAAATTACTTAAATTGCTTTGCTGTTTTTTAACATCACTTACATTTTTAACATTAAACCTATATTTTTTATCTCCAATATCATAGGAAAAACCTTTGAATTTTTCGTTAAAAAGATTATTTGTTTTTTGATCAAAAATTTTAGTGTTATTATCTACAACTTTTTTAGTTTCTTCTGTTTCTTTGTTGTATCTATTAAAGAAATTAACTGCTTTTTGTTGTTCTGTGGTCAACTTTGACCCAGCTTTAACTTCTTCATAGTATTTGGACTTTTGCCCGTCCAGATGGGCTTTAGCGTCGGCAACTTGCTCTTTTAACGCTATTTTTTTCTTTTTAATATCTCTTGCTTCGTCTTCGTCTTCATCATATGAAAACGAGTCGTCAATCAAGAAAGTTATTTCATCATCTGTTAGATGTTTTTTTGTCTGTTTATAGTACTCTCTAAGAATTGTCATGTCATCATAACTAGAGTAATCTTGGTTAAGACGTACGTAATCTTCTAGCGTACCACCAGTTTCTTCCATAAAATCTACTACTTTTTGTAAATTTTCAGGTAAAGCTTTGCCAGCTTCTTTAGCTTCTACTATTTCTTCTGCTAATTCTTCTGTTTGTTCTTGAACCTCTTCTTCAGTAACTTCTTCTAATACTGGAGTTTCTTGTGTTTCAGCTTCCGGTTGTATTTCTTCTTGTTCTTTTGTGGCATCGGCATTTTCATCGACTCCAGCCACTCCCTCGTTGTCAGGGTTATCTTGTTTAGTTTCATTTTCTTCTGGTTTATTTAAATCAACAACATAATCGCCGTCTTCATTAAGGTTTGGTTTTTTTGTTTCTTCAACTGGTTGTTCAGTTGCTTGTGTAGTTTCTTCAACTACGTTTTCTACGTTTTCTTCCATGATATAATATAATAATAATTAATAAATTTATAAAGAACCTAAGTCAAAGCCTCCTAAATCATCATTACCCATTGACTCAAAGTTTTTAGGTGTTTTACCGCCTTTTCTTTGGTCTATCATTTCTGATTGTTGAGTAGCTTGTATTCTTGTTCTTTCGTCTTTACGATCTTCTTTTGTTTTTTCTCTATTTAACACATTTTCAGTGTCCATTCTTTTTAGTTGCATATTGTACTGAAACTCAATTTGCATTAATTGTTTTTTAAGCTCTACCTCTTGTTGCATTTTTTGCATTTCAAGTTTAGCCTCTACGCCTGCTAACTCTGCTTTACTACTAGTTAACGCTTGGTTTTTTTGCATTTCAGCCTGAGCAGCTTGTTGTGCAGCTTGAGCGTTAGACTGCGTTTGAGCTTGTATGTTTTCCATTTGTAACTGTCTATCTTTTTGCTCTTTTTTACTTCTTCTTAGTTTTAAAAGTTTATTTGCTAATTTTAAATTTCTTATTTCTCTAATATCAATAGCATCTTCTAACTCTATATTGTTTTTTTGCAAAGCAACTTGTATGTTATTTTCTAACAACGCTTTTTCTTCTTCATCAGGGGCAAGTTCTATAAATATACCAAAGTCATACAAATGTAAATCTTCTATATCTTTTAAAGTTGCCACGTTGTGAGAACCGATAGATCTTATAAAAGCATCTTTTGTAGGAGAATACTCTATAATGTCAGATATTCTAAGAGAAAGTTTTTCAGCAATTTCTGCAGTTAAAAACAAACCAGCTTGCAATATATGTCTTGTTGCTGTATTACTATTTGCTGCGGCTAGCTTTTGAACACCAACTAAAGCGTTTTTATCTGGCATACTACCATCTCTAGCTTCATTAAGCCCAGTTGTATCTCTTATCATTTGCATGTAGTAGTTGTAATTACCTATAAGCGATTGCAACTTGTTTGCACCGTTGCTAGTTGTTATTTCTTGTATAGGTACTTTACCGGCATTAACGTTCCCGTCTTGCGTATAAGATCTACCAACAATACTACCAGTTTGGAAAAACATATTTAAAGCTTCTTGCGGGTTGTAGTTTGTACCATTGCCTAAATCTACTTCAGCAAGACCGTCTACGTCTAAATATACACCGTCTGGAACCATGCGTGATAACACTTGCTGTAGTTTTAAATGTGTAAGCTGTATCATATCAGCAAAACCTGTTATACGCTTTACTAAGCTTTCAATTTTACCTTTGTAAATTCTAGGAGCAACAATACTATAATTCATTAAAACTTTAGTATAATCACTTTTTGGCCTCATCATGTTTTTAGATATTTCCCATCTTAAAAGCTTGTTAGTACCTAGTATTAAAGCGCCTTCATATAAAACTTCGATTGATCTTTGTAGCTTTGTAAAACTACCTTCTTTGTTTTCTGGCGGGTTAAACGTATCATCTTTTTCAATTAACTTATCAGCACCAGTACCAGTTTCTTTTACTTTATAAACTTCATTCATATAAGTTTTATAGTTAAAATACAAAACTTGAATTTTATTGTTGTCTATTTCTTTGTGATACGTAGAGCCGTTATTATAATTTGTTTGATGATAATTTTTATTTTTAATTATATCTTCTAAATCTTCTTGCTCTAAATGAGGAAATTGTTTAGCCAATTCATTTACAGGTATATTTTTTACTTCACCTACGTAATATATATCATCAAAATAAGGCGAATCTGTGTAAGAATAAACCATATCAGCAGGATCAACATAACTAATTGTAACACCTTCTGAAGTATTAAAGTCTGTTTTTACAGCCCCTATACCTAAAACAGTAAGATCATAATAAAAACGTTTTTTAGTTAATTCGTATTTATTACCTTCAAACAATAAGTTTATTGCTTGTTCTTCAGCTAACTCAATAGGTTGTTTATAGTTTAACTGCATGTGAAGTTCTAGCTCATCTCTACTCTCTGGTAAATCAATTTCTGTTTCTCTAGTGTTTATACCAAATTGAGCTTCATTGTCTTGATGAAAATCAAGCATTTCCATATCGCTTAAAACATCTTCCATATAGTTAGTTCTTTCTTTAATCCCATAAGGATCTTGTGAAAAAGCTTTTACATCATACGTTCTTTCGGATATTCCATTTACTAGTATATCTACAAACTTAGGTATAACAGGAACTGGTGTCCAGTCTAAATTAAGATAAGACAAATCACCATTTATAGACAATTCATTTTTATATTTTTCTACTGATTGTTCTCCTCTTGCGTATAATCTTAAGTTGTGATAATTATTTTTATCTGTTTCATACCTTGTTTGATTGTAGTCATTGTAAAACCACTCTGTTTCTATAGCTTTAGCAACTTTTAACCCATAATCATAACTTAACTTTTCAGCGTCGCTAACTACTTGGCTTGGAAAATAACTTTTTATAACAGACTCTGCCATATTTATTTTTTAATTAATTTAGATGTATTGCCTTTGTTTGAATATTTAGCAATACTTATGTTTATTTTAGGTTTTTCTATTTTAGCGTTTGGTGCATATAAATGTCTATTGTTAGCCATAATAGCTAAACCAGAACTTATAGAGGCATCATGCTTTGTTCTTTTGTTTATGTCAAATTTTGCCCAGTCGTTTAACAACTCGTTAAAGTAACAACTACCAAATTGACCTTCAGAGTTTATACCAACATGGCTCTGTATATACATTTCAATTGCAGCTGCGTGAGCTTGTTTTATATCTTCACTTGAGTTAGGTATTCCACCAACTTCTTTTTCTGCGGTAGACAACTTATTCCATACTTTGTCAGGCCTGTTCATGCTAAACCCTCTGTAACCTCTACGTCTTAAATAGTATAGTAATCTTGGTTTGTTATTTTCCGCAAGCAAAGGCATACCATAAAATACTAATGCCATTAAAACGTCTTCAAAAAATATCTCTGCAGTTTGTGGTCTTGCTAGATATTCTAAGAAAAAAGTGTTAGCAGGCGCGTCTTCCATGCTAAACTTAGTTAGGCCATGCAAAGCACCTTTTGAACCTACACCATCTACAGTTCCAGATATGTCATAACTATCACAACCAAAAGCTCCCATATGTTCATTGCCAGGGTATTTTATACCGTTTTTTATTATTATCTTGTTTTGCAAGTGTTGTTGTGGTACCCAGCTTACTTTAAATCTACCTTTAGGGTCTGGATAAAATATTACCTGTGAATCTTTTACACCATTAACCCATTGAAAATTGCCTTTTGAAACACCAAGTGATCTTGACATTTCTTCGTTGTAATCTATTTGCTCGTATATTTTAACTAAGTTAAATATACTATTTTTTGTTTCATCTCTAAACGCATGCTCAGTGGTTCTTGGAAACTGTCTGTAAAACTCGTTTAACGCGTCTTGATCGTTTTTTAAACCGTCAGCTTCATTTTGCCAACTGTCTATAACACCTATATCTATTAACTCTCCATGGGGGTCAAAGATGTCATGGTCCGGAGTATTGAAGACTGGGCTTCCGTACTCATCAATAAATCCTTCGTAGTTCCACTCCATTGGGATAAAAAGAGAATATAAACCAGACGCTGTTTGGCCATTTCTGTTTCGCTTAGTAACGTCTGATGCTCCATATAATTTTTTAAAGTTTTCTCCACCTTTGTCTAATGCGTTAGATGTTGAGCCCATCATACATTTACCTA